CATAAAGTTCCTTGAACCTCGAAAGTGATATTGATTTAACGGCGTTCATATTAAACTGAACGCCGTGTATCACCTTTATATTCATTAAGGAATAGTTACATCATTTGTTGCATCTGACATTGCAGCGAAATCAAAACGATCTTTAGAAGCAGATAATCTTAAAACATCACCACTTGTTGAACTTGCAACTATATCATAAACACCCGCACTTGATTCAGTTACTGAAGAAATAACAACCGCACCTGGAGTTGGAGAAACTTCAGTAAGTGTAAAATCTCCAAGAAGTAAACCTTCAACCGGTCCACCGTAACAAGTAGAAGTGATTGTTGCAGTAAATCCAGTAGCAGAAATTGAAGAATAAGCAGCATCAGCATCAAGCAAACCATATAAGTCACCCCCGGTGTAGTCTAAACCACCAACAACTTTAACATCAGCATCTTTTTCAGTTGATTTCCATTGGAAACTTAACATTGTCATTGCCGGAGCGTCATTTGTTGCTTCAACATACTTACTTCTAAACGTGTCCGAATCAATTAAAATTGGTTTACATTTCGTTGAATCAGTTCCTTTTTTAGTAACCAATTGATTTGAATCATCAATGAAGTGAAAACCGAAGTTTTGACAAGCATCTGCATTCAATTTTCCGGTTAATTCTCTTGGTGCGTTGATAATAAAACCTTGAAAAGTTTTAAATCCTTCACGAACAAAAGCAGTTTTTCCGCTATTTGCAGTCCAAAATACATCATCTTCACGATTCTGTTCTACGTTCTCAAATTTTCCTATTGGATAAATTCTATCTAAAGGTGAAGCAGCGTTTAACAATGGCTCTAAATTCGCCCATACGGTTAAATCTGTTTTCAATCTTTCTTTTGCTGCACCAGCAGAATCTTTTGCCATATCCAATAATGGAAATGCGGCAATATCTGCAATCAGCGAACAATCCGGTAATCCGGTGTTTCCAAGTGATATTACATCACAATTACAATTTTTGTCTGACATTTTTCTTTTTTTTTATTATTAATTTCTTTTATGAGTTACAAATATAAGTATTTTAAAACATATCAATTTTTACAAGTTGCGTCAATATCGCAAATCTGCCTTTTGAAAGGAATATCAATCGAATATTCAATGCCGGAAATATCTTCATCAATCAGTTTTTTAACGTTATCTTGATTAGAAGGTTTTGTTTTTGAGTTGCTTGAAACCCAAACACCGTAATTTGGCCTATCTGATTTCGTTGCATTTCCTAATTCACCAATATTTGGATCGGTCATCAACGCTTTTTCATATTCAAAAACTAAATTATCAGTCGGTTGTATTGCAGTTAAATATTGTTGGTCGATTGAATCGGCTAACTTTCCAGGAAGCATAAAAAGGATTCGAACACCTTCGGCGGTTACTCCTATTTTTTCAAGTGGATTTAAACTTCTTGTTTCCTTCATCGGCTGAATCAAATAAGCCATCGGAAGTTTGTTCTTCCAATCTTTAATCATATGCAAAGCGTTCGAAGTTTGCATTGGTGTTCCTCTAAAAAAATTAGGTGCTTTAATTGTGAATTGTGTTTTATTTCCGCTTAATATTCCGCGAATAGTTACTGATTCATTAATTTCAAAATCAAGAACCTTATAATCTAAACCATCAATTGTAATAACAGATTTCGGAAATATCCAATAAGTTTTGCACGTGTCAAAAGTTGTTTCCGAAGTTCCTGGAATAATGTTAGAAATCTTTTGCGTAAATGTTAACCCTTCAATTATTCCTTTAATGTAGTCAATCGTGTTGAACATATTTTGTTTATAGGTTGTTACTTTTTATAAGAATGTCAAGTTTTCCATTGATTGATGAAATACCAATTTTAACTTCAGCCAATTCTTTATTGATCGTGTCGAGTTCAGTTTTATTTTTTTCTTCGTTTTTATCCATTCGCGAATGTATGCTTGAAAACTTTTTAAACATTATTTCTTCATTTTTATCAATGTCTTTTTTCATTTGACTAATTTTTTGGTCTTGCGTTTTATCTGACATTACCATTTTCCAATAAAAACCTAAAGCCGAACCAACCCCCACAACAATATAAATTACATCCTTTAAAATAAAAGTTGTTTCCATTCTACACAATTTTAAAATTAAAATACTTTATACAATACAAAATTCGCTGAATAAATATAATCACCACCGTTTAAAACATTCCATTCAACCGTGACATCTAAAGTATTTAAAACCGTTGTGTCTATTGGTTGAACATCTTGGAAAATGTAACCAAAAACAGACCTATTTCCATCCTTTGTATAAATGAAATTTCCGTTTGTGCAAATTGTACCGGTTGCACCGATTGCCGAAATACTGAAATCAAGTTCACATTCCCAAGCTTGATTTGTTGCCGTGTCTAAATCAAAAACTCCGGTTGAAGCTAAAACAGTCGTTCCGGTTTTAATATTAATAGTTATTTCAGAACGACCACCACCACCGGTTGCATTTATAAGGCCGCCAATTTTACCGTGAAAAGAATCTCCAACGCTGAAGAAGTTCCCAGGAATCGACAAACTACCAACACCACTTCCAACAATTGATTGTTCACCTACCGTGTTAATTGTTGGACCGTTTACCGTTTGCGCGTAATTTCCAATACCTAAATCAGAAAGCATTGCAACCGTTCCATCTTTATCCGGCCAAGTTGCCGTTCTTTTTGTTCCGGTTGCTATTGTTGAAACATCAAAAGCAATCTGTTTTGAGTTATCAACCGCATTGTAAACCGCAAATTGATTGTCATTTAAAAGAATTTGGGCATCATTTATTTTTCTCCAAACTCCGGCTTCAGATAAATACAATCCAGCCGCCTTATAATTTAAGAAGAATCTTGAACCGGTTGGATTTAATACCATCCAAAATTCACCGGCAACCGCAGTTGCAACCGGCAAATCAGCGTAAATTGAAACTTCACCGGCCCACCCGGTAAATGCGGCTTGTTGCGCTCTATCTAAATGTATAACCGGTAAAGCCATATTTTATTTAAGTATTAAAGGAAATTCAACTGTTCCGGTTGTGTTTAATTGAGCATCGTAATTGATTCTAATATACAACCAATCTAAGTGTGTATCATCGAAAGCCTGGCCAATTAAGGCATCAACAACCGGTGTATCATAAGGAAAGAAATCAATATTATTGTTTGAAACTTCAATTGTGTATGTTGGTGTTGCATCTAATCCGGCAATTGTTGGTGCAATACTCCAACCATATTTATAACATATTGCTTGTGAAATACTCGCTTCGGTTACACTTGCATCGTGTGAAACACCATCTGAAAATTGAAATGTTATTGTAATTGGAGCGCTCATATTGCTGAATTATAAAGTTTTCTTCTACCTTCAAAGGTAGGATATAAAGTTGAATTATCTGAAATATATTGTTGAATTGATCGGTAACTATCAACTGCCCTATTATATTTGTCATAAGTTCCGAAACTTTCAGCTAATACCATATTTGAATTTTCAGAATCACCGCGAACCATTCCGGTTGAAACTGATTTGTTTAAATTGTATCTGTGCCATTCAAAATAAGTGTAAGCCATTAACAAGTCCTTCATTCCCTTGCTTCTTTGTGGACCGCAAAAAACGTTGTCGAAACAAAACGCATCAAATATATCAATATAAATTTGCGTTTGTGGAACTTGTGGAGTGTTAACCGTTAAATCTGCAATAAATAAAGTGTATAACTCGCAGCCTAATAACTCTTGTAAAGTGTTTATTTCAACATCAGCAATCATTGCATCAAGCTCGGTTTCCGCTTGAAGCGTTAAAGCAATATTATAAATTGGATTATCTGTAAAATCTGAAGGTTGTAAAATTGCCATTGTTATTTTTTATAAATAAAATCAATTATTTGTTCTACTTTTTTTTTTACCTTTTTTTGATTCTTCACCTTCAGATTTCTTTGAACCTTCTTTTGAATATCTTTTTGCTTTTCCGGAATCAATCCAGGCAGAAACATTTGCGTTAGGAACTTCAAACACTACTCCCTTTGATCCAAGTGTTCTGTGGTCAACTAATAAAATCAATTTTGTGGTTTCCATAATATCTTTCTTTTAACTACAAAAGCGCACAACCAATGAAGGAAGTGCGCGATTATAAAGTAAATTAATACTATGGTTTTAGTATTGCAGCAATTGCAGCAGCAATATCAGCAATGTGCATAAATGCGTTAGCATCTACGTTTCTAACTCTGAAGTTTAAACGCTCGTAAGCCTTAACAGTTACCAACTCTTTTTCAAAGTTTTCTCTGTTTTCAAAAGCCAATTCAACCGTTGCACCTCTACGTTGGAAAATTGTTCCTTTAGAAGAATCAAAAATATACGCTTCATTAACCGGTACTAATTGGTTTGCGATAACTCGCATCGCTCCGATATTAACACCATCTGAAGTAATCCAATTAGGAACCATATAATTTCCATCTGCATTCTTTAACAATTGCATTTTCATAGCATCAACCGGATTTAATAAAACCGTGTTAGCCATAAATTTGTTGTTTTGTCCGAAGTCAGAAATTTGAGCAGCACCAACTTTAATTAAATCAATTAGTGTTGCATCTTGTATTGCAAGTGCATAACTTCCAGCAGCAAATGTTGAAGCAACCGCAGAAACTGAATTAGTTTCCGGATAAACTCCCGTACCTAATAAAAGTTGTGAATCTACTTTTAAAGCAACATCCGTTGAAACTAAGTTTCTGATTTCACCTTCAACAAAATCATAATCTTCCATCATATCAACACAAACATCAACATAATCACGAACTTTTGTGATTTGTAGCGTTCTAACTTGCCAAGTAATTTTTGAGTTGTGTGTTGAAGCAGCACATCCAGCAACATTTTTTGCATCTCTTACAACCGTTTCTTGGTCATTATATTTCAAGTATTCAGTTGAAATTGGTTGAACCGGGAACAAAGACTTCATTAATGCTTGTCTTGTTGCTATTTGGCCAACACCGCTTTCAATAGTTGCATAATCAGTTCCGGAAGTAATATCAGAAGCCGCTTGACTTGCTTTGATTTCTAATTTTACCGTTCCGCTTCCGTTTTTCAAAACATCTTTAAGATTTCCTTCATTTTCTTTTAGTCCTTTAAGAACTGCCATTGTGAATGAAATATCTTCTTTTGAAGTTGACATTTCTACTTGCTCAACTAATTTTGCCATTGCAGAACCTTGTGCTTTTAAAGTAGATTTCATTGCTTCAAATTCAGAAACTTTAAGTCCTTCAACTAAAGTCTTTAATTCTGCAACATCACTTGCGTTTGCTTTTTCTGAAATTGATTTGTTCAATTCAGTTTCTTTTTCTTCTCTGTGCTTTTCTAAAGCGGTGTGATAGTCGTTTATTTCAACTTCACTTAATTTGCTGATTTCTTCAGCGTTTTTTCTTGTAAACATTTTTTTGTTTGTTAAATTAATAAATTATTTCTTAAATTGTTATTCTTGCGAGTGCTTTCAAGCGGCTCAATTGTTTGAGTGAAGTTAATCGGCTCAATATCTTTTGCTTCAATTGTTGGTGTTAGTTCATTACTACCTTGTAGCACCGCACTAATTTCAACTAATTTTGCTTCTTTGACTGCATAGAAATAGCCTAATTCTTCGGCCTTTTCTTTGTTTCCTATCTTGTCAATATTATCATTCCAGGTTTTAAATTCCGCTTTGTGGTCCTTATCATTCACCGCAAAATCTATTTTAACATAATACATACCAACCGAATGTTGATCAATGTTCCCATCTTTGTATTCCTGGAATATTAAATTATTATAATCTTTTCTTATATTGGAATCCATCATTAAAGCGGTTGTTGTTCCGGCTTTCTTAACTCCTAAGTCGGACCAAGCAACGGTTTCTTCATAAATTTTTGAAGGAATACCAACTTTCGCAGTAATCTTTTGTTCGTGATCGTGTAAATGCCAAATTTTATTTTGTCTTTCCGAAATAGATTTTCCAAATGTACCATCCAAATGAACATCACCGTGCGAATCCAACCAATTATAAGTGTTGCCGATAACCGTTCTTTTAATAATATTATCAGTATCGTGTTCCTTCGAAGTTGTTAAGGCCTTAAATTCAACCGAAAGATTTTCGATTTCAGTTGTTGTTGGTGAAGTATGTTTCACAACCGCTTTTTTAAACTCGATTATTTCCTTGTTATGCTTAACAAGATAATCAATTTCTTCTTTTTTGGTTGCGAATGTTTTGCCGGTTATAATCATTTTTTAATAAGTTTATTTTCGTTCAAAGATTTAATCTTCGCCTTCTTTAACTTTTCAATTTGTCCTTTACTTAATTTATTGTGCTTCATTTCCAACAATTTCTTTTGCTTCTTCTTCTGTTAAATTCAAAGAACGCATTAATGAAAATACTTTTTGTTCGTTTGAAATTTGCGCTTCTAAGATACTAATAAATATTTTACTAATCTTTTCTTGTTTTGCGGCTCTTTTATCTTCATCTTCGTGAAGTACCGGAATTGATGAAAGATTTTGTCTAATTTCATAAGTTGTATTATCTCTTTCATTCCAGGCCGGAAGCAACCATTGCGAAAGGCTGCGAATATCTTTAGCATTTACCGGGATAACCGCATTTGTAAACATTGATTTTTCCGCTTCCTTTCGGTTGTTATAAGTCTTATTGGCCGGATCATTAAACAATGAAGAATCAACACCGTAAAGATTACAAAGGTCGCGCAACTTCATCACCGCGCTTTCAATTATCTTCAATTGTGTAGCATCCATACCCATTTGAATGAAATCAACATTCGCTGAAGTTGCAATTGCTTTTCCGAATTTACTTGCGCCCATCATTCGATTGTCGGCCGCTTGTTGGATTTGATTTCTTTCTTCCGGTGTTTGTGCGCGTTCTGAACGCGAAGTGATTAATCCTCTTATCCCTTGATTGCGGACCAAAACAGATTGTGCGGTTTTGTTGTCGTTAGAAGCAACTAAAGAAAGTAATCCGGCTTGTAATGGTGAAAGGCCCAAACAAGAACTCATTCCATAGTCTGAAGGATTGTAAAATTTTACGTGATTCATATCTTCAACCGGCACGATCAATTTATTCTTTCCTAACTCTAATTTGTATTGCTTAGGGATATAATTGAAATCCTCAATCATACAATCAATCGTAACAATGTTGTTGTTTACCATTAAAATTTCTTGGAACGCATCACCAAATCCTGGAATCCTTCGACCTCGTCTAAAAGTATTCCCTTTTGTTAATAAGTTTGTTACCGATTGTTCGATAAAATCGTGAATGTTTTGTTGGTCGTTTGGTCTTTTGGTTACAATTTCATACAAATCACCTTCGGTAACCATCACCCATTCATTGCCATCTTTGCGCCAAAGTTCACGTGGAATGTGTTTTGCGTTATCAGCTATTTTTTTTACTATTGCATAAACATCACCGTTAGTAATATAGCCTTTATCAATAACACCTTCAGTTTTGCCAATGTCGAAATTTGAACCTATTTGATAAACCGCAACTTCCGGTCTTTCCGTTGCATCTTGAAACCAATTTGAAAATATTCCCATTCGTGAAAAATCTTTTTACAAAGTTAAACAAATTTTTTAATTGTTAATCAACATAAAAATGACGTTGATTTGACATTTCAATAACACCGGTTAAGGCATCCGCAGTATCATCATTTTTATTCGCTTTGAATAGCTTTTTATACAATCGAACGTGATTAAAAAACTCCGGATATTTAATGTGCCAATCTTCCGGAAATATTAATCTTCGGTTAACGGTTGCGCTATTGGTGAAAATTCTTGATTCTTTGTTATGCGTTTGACTAAATACATTTATTGTGCAAGTGTTTATCACCGCACGTGTTATTGCTTCGGCCCATAACCGCGTTCCAGGAGAGCGTTCAATGTCTGCAACTCCAATATTATCTTTAATCAGCAAATCAATCATTGCGCTTTCTGTAAATTCAACACCTTTTTGCGTGTACAAAACATCGGTAACATAAATATTTGAATCATCTGCATCAATTGGTATTGCGTAATTAATCGAACATAAATAATCGGTTCCACTATCAGCCGAATCAGTATAATTTTTTCTTTCTTTTACTTCCGGCAAACGTAAGTATGTTTTAAATGGATAATATAATAAACCTTCTTGTGAAGTTGGGTTGCCTTGATTCATACACTCGAATTTCTCCGGATCAAGAGTTCTGTCTTTTATTAGTTTTTTCAATGCGTGTTTCTCCGGGTATAACGGTTCGCCTTCATTTCTGTTATCTAATGAAGTTGGCGGTCCAACCTTAATTGCTTCAAAGTTTACTTTAATCCAACCATCAAAATCATCATCCAAGTTGTGGATTTCGTCAATAGATTTGATTGTTATCACTTCTTCTTTGTGCTGAATCATTCCGATTAAATCATCCTCGTGCCAACGTGTGAATACAATTAATTGTTGGCTATCGTTGTGCAACCTTTTTGTAACTACTGACGAATACCAATCCCAAACGGCATTTCTAATGACCGGTGAATTGCCTTCCATAGCATCTTTGTATAAATCATCCATTATCATAATATCAACCGCGTTTCCGGTTAATGGGACACCTCTACCAACGGCCTTTAATGAACCTAATTTATTAACAACCTCAAATTCTTCCGAATTTCTAAGGTAGTTTGAAGATACGGTTACAACATTTGATTCGTTTAATAATGTTTCCGGAAATATAG